ACCAGAAGTGGTGATGTTACCAAAGTCACCTTTGTTAAGCTTGTTAGCTGCCAGCAGTTCGTCACTGCCTGCCGCCGAGTCAGCTTTGGTGCCCGACACAGTTGTGTTAACAGTGTCTGCAACTTCGTCTTCAGTGGGCGAACCAGCAGTTGCCGGAGTCAGCTTGTAGCCCGACAGATAGCCCAACACTTCTTTGTCCATCTGATCAGCCAAACGATAGGCTGCACGATCAGTGGCCAGCTGCATGAAGTCGATGTGGCTGTGTGCCTCTTCGATGTCATCCAGTTTGAATGCGAAGTAGTTAGCTTTGTCTACGACCAGCTGGAAGTCGGTGTCGTCAAGGTCTTGAGTAGCAATGGTTTTACCACGTGCGTACTCGTTAACCGTGACTTCCGGTTCTTTCATGATGCGAACGGTGTCGCCTTGGTTTGCAATCTCACCAAAGTAATCGTTGTTGGTGATAGCGTTAGCAACAGCCGACTTGCGGAATGCAAGCTGTACCTGTTTGCTGTAAATGACGGGCGAGAAGTTGCCATTGGGCAGGTTCCCATAACCCGATACGGATGCGAAAGCCATAGTAAGTTCCTCCTATAGATATGGCTATGTTGAGTATTAAGACACGTCATATCCACGAAAGAGGCCAAGAGTGTTAGGGTGGTCAGCTATGCTCGTAAGATGGCCGTCTATTGAGCGCTGGGCCTAAACTGTTGGGTAGTTCTTTGTAAGTGTGGCTTAGTGCTTTAAGTAAGCAAGATAAGGATAGTGATCAGCTACCCTTATACATGCTTGTAGTTATACCTATGATATTACTGTTGTCAAGTACTTATTTAGCGTTGAGTAACATCATAGACAAACTTTCCACTGCGAATAGCGTCCATGATTTGATCAGCATGTTTTTCGTATTCTTTAGTGGACATCTTATTAACTTCAGATTCACGGAAGTACTTCTTAGATTCATCCGCTTCTGGAGTATTACGATTACGAGCCTTAACAGAAGAAGCCGCAGCTTTATCGTAAGACCCTGTATTCTTTGATGTAATGCCTTTGTCTGCTTTATACAAGTCAATCACACGTGCTACAGACTTAGCATCATCTACGTTGTCGTACAGAGCGTCCTGGACCCACTTAGGCTGAGCTTCTGCCCACGTATGAAAGTCATCATCAGAACGAATCTGTGCAAAGTCAGGGTGCAAGCTCATAAGTTCAGCTTCTGCTTTTTCTTTCTTGGCTTGCACTCTAAGAGTTTCAATCTCTTTAAGGCGCTTATCAATGTCAGAAGAACGTTCCTGAGCTTTTCTGTCAGCAATAGCTTCTACGATAGCAGCAACGTCAGGGTACTTCCTAGCCCAAGCTTCGATGTCTTTCTCATTCTTAGGTAGAACAAGTTCGTTCTTAGCAGCTTTAGTTAAGTTCTGTTCTAGCTGTTCGAACTTAATCTTCCACTCTTGCTCTTTCTCTTGCATGTGGCGACGCAGATCACCATAGCGTTTCTTGAAAGACTCTTCTTCTTTGCTTAACTTTTCTTCTTGTTCAGCTTCTTTAGTCTCAGAACGTCTTTCGACTGCTTCGGCTTCACTGCTTTCTTGCGGAGCTTCTTCAGGGGCTTCTTGCTGTACACTACGGGTATCTTCGCCATTGAGGTGTTGCTCCATAAGCTTGCGCAGTTCTTCTTCTTCTTTCTTTACACGTGCTGCATTGCGCAGGTGCGAAGCTGAATCTACTGCTTGTTGTGCTACTTCCGACATTTTAAACTCCTTATGTTGGGGCCAGCATAGCGCTGGGTAGCCTTATAGTTATCTGAGTAACTTAAACTAGTTTAACGTATTCCGGCCATACCGCTGTCACTGGCATTACCGTTGTCATCGCCGTTATCATTACCGTTGTCATTACCGTTATCATTGCTGGGCGCTGGGCCTTTGCTACCTGTGAAATCTCCAGGCAAGTTTCCAATTACATCAGTAGGTGACAAACCTTTACCTGTAGTCATGCCTGTTGGGTTAGCTTCTGCATGAGCGGAGGCTGCAGCATAATCAGCAGCAAAAGAACCATCGCCAGAGAGACCTTGACCCATAGAGATAGCTTCACCACGATCTAGACCCATAGACGCTTCAAGGTCACGTGCTCTAGATTGTTCTGGGCTATCAAGGAACTCATCTCGTGTAATCATTTCTGCACGATAATCATCCAGAGCTTTTTGTGCAATAGTTTTACCTGTTAGAGCTTTAGCTATTTGACCAAACGCTGTTTTACTTAATGCATTAGTCATCATGCCTGCTAGGTTACTGTTATTCTCAATGCCATCAATAGCCTCTTGCAGGTCGGCATAAGACATAGCGCTAAGATCCATGCCAGGGGTTTCACCATCAGACAACCCACCGTAATCATCAGCTGTTCTACCTGTATCTTCTTCTTCGCCAGCTTTTGCAGCAGTAGCTGTTCTAGTATAACCCGGAGGGATAAACCCAATAGGAACACCGTTGAACAGAGGGATATTGATAGTCTCACCGTTAGGCCCATAGTATGTTACTAGTTCATAACCTTTAGCTTGACTGCCAGTACCCTCATAGTCATAGCCCAAGATAACCTGAGTAGGATCGCTTGGGTCTTGAGTAAACATGCCTGTAGTATAGTCTGTGACAACAGTAGGATCTTTTACATCGCCACCTTCAGCGTAACCTACCATGCCACCTTTGTTCCAGAAAGCACCGCCATAAGACGTGCCGCCGCTATAGCCTTCACCTGATACACCTCCACCAGAAGGACCGCTAGGACCAGAAGGTCCATCGTTAGAAGGTCCATCATTACCAGGTGCATTACCACCATCAGCATTACCGCCACCGTCAGGTGCGTCGCCGTAACCATCAAGACCAGCAATAGCCTCGTCCATGCCAGTGTAACCACCTCTGGATGTGGCTGCACCGAAGATACCAACAGCAGCAAGATCACCTAGCATATCAATAGCTGCGACTTCTTCTGGCGATACATCTTTACCACCAGAGATAGTACCCATAAAGCTTTCAATACCTGTTAAGTTTGCACTATTGCTTGGCGGGTTTGCGTAGCTAATCTCGTTAGACTTCGAAGCGTTGTTAGGGTTAGCAACTGCATTAGCGATAGCTTGAACATCACTTACAGGAACACCTGTCAGCTCCGCAATGCTTGGAATGTTATTTTCAGGGATGAAGCCATTCTTAGAGAAAACACCTTCTAGCATATTAACAGCTAGGTCAATATCTGTGCTTGTTACTGTAGGCTGAGCGTTTTTGCTATCACTCCAAGATTGTACATCTACGTTAGACGGAACATAACCTTTATTACTTGTAACAGCCTGACCCATTACAGTATCTTCATCAGAGATGTTCTGGTTAGTAGTATTCTGCGCTGCTGCATTAGCTTGGGCATTCATGTCTTGGCTAATGTCAAACGCTACGTCAGTTGCTTCTTCGCCATACAAGCTAGGATTAAAGCTAGCATCTTTCTGCTCTGCTGCAGAGATAGCATTCTGAATATCACTAATGCTTAGATTACCTGTACCACCAAACGGTGTCAAGCCCATAGCTGCTTCTTTAGATGCTTGATCATTGAACTGTGCAAGAGCAGCTATATCATCGCTATTCATAGGCTCGCCTACCATAGGTGCATTGTCATAGCCTAGCATAGCACCAATAGCAGCACGATCTGCTTCAGTAGCAAGCTTGCCTACATCATTAGTAGAACCCAGTGTAGTGGTAGTAATGCTACTATTAGTAATACCTTTAATGTCAGAGAATGCGTCTTGCATCTGCTTATCTACGGGGTTGTTTACCGTATTGTTAGGTGTAACGCCAGGTACATTGATTGAGACCTGCGTATCGCCTTGGTTATTACTCTGGTTGTTACCTTGGTTCATACCACCATCAGTAATACCGCCGGGCTGGCCTTGTTGCTTCTTCTTAGTACCAAAGATGTCAGCTACTTCAGCAAGAATGTCTGCTTCAGTTCTGCCACCTAAGTCCATGCCCTGTTGGCTTTTTTTCTTAGGGCCAAAGATTCTACGTACTTCAGCTAGGATATCTTCTTCTGTTCTACCGCCCAAGTCCATACCTTGTGCAGCTTTAACAGGTTGATCTACAGGGTCACCACCAATACGACCTGTTGCATCCATGTGAGCTAAGCCTTGCTTGGCATTGTTACGTAGATCTTCAAAGTACTTAACACCGTAATAACGAAGCACATCTGCAGGCACTACGTATTCACCTTCGCTAAGCATAGCAGGGATATCGTCCCGTACTTCCTTAGGGAGAGAACCCGGAGGTACTTCATTGCCACTTACTGGGTCAACTCTGCTAGACTTAAACATAGCCTGCATTTGCATATCTTCATTACGAGCCATTAATCTTATCCCTCAGAAACTTTAGTCTACGTAGTGTGTAAATAGCGCCTTGCGCACGATGCATCTCAATAACATGCTCAGACTGTTCTAGACGCTTGTGCTGTTCTTCAATCCAAACGTCTAGCTCTTGACAGAATGCATCCCATTCAGGTTTGTTATTAACGAAGCTCTTAAGCGACATTACCACTGAACCCTTGTTCGCCTGGTGTTGGAGCCGTGCCAGTACCTATGTTACCGCCGCCTGCACCAGTCATGTCTTGTACGTTAGCACCGGGTGGTACTGCAGCTTCACCGCCGGGGCCTGCTGGCGCTGGGCCTGCTGCTGCTGGAGGAGGTGCTGGCTGGAATGCTTTCAGGATCTCTGCTTGGATAGCTGCGTCCTGCATGGAGTTAGTTACCTTGTTAGGATCAAGGTCCATACTCTTAGCAATCTCACGGATAATATAATCCATCTTAGCGAACGGTGCAAGCATCGGGTTCTGTACAACACCCAAGAACTGCATCAAGCGTTGGCTACGCACTTCGTTAGCCATCAAGCTTTCTGTACCGTTAGCAATAACTTCCAAGTCACCCTTGATGCTTTCATCAAAGTCAAACTGCATGTTAAACGCAAAGAAAGAGCGACCCATAGGTGCTAGCAGGTAATCGTCTACATTCTTAACGACACTTCTAATAGAGCCGTTAGCTGCAGACATAAGCATGCTAATGCCAGAAGCAGTCCGACCAACTCCGCTGACTCCTGTCTGACCATGTGCAAAGCTCGGGAAGCCTGTGCTTTCGTCAGCAAGTACACGTGCCTTATCAAAGAGCTGCATGTTTTCAGCTGCAACGTTAGGGAACTTCGTACCAAAGATAGCTTGACCCGGTGCACCGCCCTGTCTCCTGAATACCTTGCCTGGATAAACTGACAAGTCCTGACCCGGAACAAGGTTAGTCTCATCAATCTCAATAAGAAGGTTACCAGAAAGTACAGCATTGTCAACAGCCATACGCATAAACCCGTTCATCAGAGTCTGTGTATCGTCCATGTTCTCTGCGATACCGACACCAAAGAAGCTGTAAGGGTTATGCTCATAAGGTACAGCATAGTAAGGAATACGTGCAGGCTTGAAGGGGTTAAGAACACAACGTAGGATCTCACCGTTACATACCCAGATATTGCAGTTTACTTCATCCAAGTTCTTAAGTGCACGAGGGATCTTAATGCCTTGCTCTTCAAGTAGATCCGTATCAACGTAACCCCAGAACTCCAATACTTCCCAGCGTTCACTGTTAGTAGGCATGGAGTCATCGTCTTCCATCTTCATTTCCCAGTGCTTACGCTCGTAGTCAGCACCCATGTCGATGGCTTCTTGAATAGCTTCCTCAATGAAGAAAGGGCGGTTCTTAAGTGCACGCAGCTGGTTGCGAGACATCTTGTGACGCTCTACAACATACTCAGCATCATCCATGCTCTGTGCTTCAGGGTCAGGGTAGAAGTTCCACACAGATACGTGGCTAGTCTCTGGAACAGTTTTAACTAGAGGGTCATACTCACCAGCTTCATTCCAGTTAGGGTATTCTTTATCTACAGCAAACGGACCCTTCATGACACCGGTGCCAAGCAGAGCCATCTCAAACGCCATGCTACGTAGATGCTTAGATGCACCACTCTCATTCAACTGATCGTGGATCTTCTTTTCCATCTTCTTAGCTGCAACCATAGCAGGATGGAAAGTAACACTCGTAGGAGTAGTACCCTCACCTTCGATGATCTTGTCAGACACAGGGCCTAGCTTGTTAGCTAAACCACCCAAGCGCTTCTGTAGCGTAGTGCGTGTCTCTCCGGGCTGTAGATCCATGCCTGGACCAATAAGGTAGGGTGTGCTAGGCTGTTGCCCGAATGCGCCTCTGAGGGCCTCTGTAGCGCCTCCAGCGTTAGGGTCTACGTTGATGTGTACTGAGTCAGCTACACCATCAGGCAATACCGAAGGTTCAACAGACAGAGGGAACTTGTTGTTACCGAACAGTACGTCTACGATCTGGCCATATGCAGCTAGCGTTTTAGTCTTAGTAACCTTAACGAATACACGAGACTTTTCACTAGAAGTAAACTGTACGTCAGGACCATACAAGCCACGATAGTTACGATAAGCACGTAGCCAACGCTCTTCATCTGCTAGACGTGAGTCTTCTGCTCTCTTGAAGCGTTCACCTACAAATGAAACAATACTGCTAGCACTACTGAAAATGCTATCATCGCTAGACTCTGCAGCAACTACTTCATCAGTTTCATATGAAAGATCGTCAATCTCTGCCATTTATTTAGTATCCAAAAGTTGGGTCTGACATCTGAAAGCCAGAACGTTGTGTAGCTGGGTTGTAATCCCAGAGAGAGCTACGTGGTCTAGTCATAACGCCATAGCGCAAAGCGTCATACAGGTGGTCTTCAGCATTTGTATCCACATCCTCAGGGTTCTTCTTATCTAGAGGAATAGTAGGGATCTGCGCTATAGTATTGGTGCAGGTAGAAAAGAATACAAGCCTTGGCTCTTCAGTAAACTCATCTACCTGCAAGCGGCGGTGGATCTCGTTCTTACCTGCTACCCTAGAGCCACGAGAGCGGTCAGAAGGTCTCCAGCGACAACCCTTCATGTTCATCTGCTCTGCAAGTGACGGGCCAGTATCACCTCTGTTATGCCAGAGAGACGAGTCTAACACGCCGTACCTGATAGTACCATCTTCTGCTTCAGCCTCTAAGATCATATCTGCTAAGTCAGTAGCAGTAACCTTAGAGACATACATCTCCCTGTAAACAACAAGCTGTTCACTAGGGCTTACAGCAAACCACAAAACACCAGTGTAAGAACCATAACCATAGTCACAAGCTCTAAACTTAGCCCACGACTTAGGTACATCAAATGCATCTACTACGTGTATACGCCTGTTAAACTCAGGGAACGCAGCGCCTTCGTTAATATCCCAGTTACCCTCAAGCAGCTGCTTACGCTGGTGTTCAGGCAGTGAGAGAAGCATTGCTTCATAGTCACCCGTCTCAGACAGGTAGGGGTTGTCGAACAGACTAGCAGGGATAAACCTACGCTTAAACAGAGGCTGACCTTCACGGCTATGCCCCTTAGGAAACGTAATAGTATCACCAGTCTCAATGTTCGTAGCCCAGAAAGCTTCACCTGCAGGAGAAGGATCAATGAACATCTTCTTAACCCAAGCATGCCCAGCGCCACCAGGGTTAGTCGTAGCACGCATGTAAAGCCCTAGGGTAGAGCTATGAGCACTCCGTAGACGAGAACGCATATAATCCCAAGCGTAAGGAGTAGGCCATTGAGTAAGCTCATCAAAGCCAATCCAGTTAAAAGCCTGACCTTGGTAGCGAGTAACGTCCATATCTTTGTCAAGGTACGACATCCATAGTCTACCGCCACGAGGGCTAATCCACTGAGACTTACGTTCAGACCACTTAATCCCCGGTATAGCTTTGGGGTACAACTCTTGGCTTTTCTGAATAAGTTCCCGTAGTTCTTCAGTAGTGTGACGCACAAGTAGGCCACTGAAGTTAGGATCATTCAAGCCATGCAAAGGGTCAGCAAGCATAGCGTAAGACTTACCGCCACCTGCTGCACCACCGTACAGAACTTCCCGTTCACTAGCACTTAGGAAGTTCGTCTGGGGGCCGGGGTTTGGTTTGAACACAACGTCCTGTGCAACCTCGACATCAAACTCAGGAGCAATTACTTCCGCAGGTACAGACTGTGGTTGAGTAGCGACAGTCTCTGTAGTTTCACTCTGCGTCTCGCTCTCTAACTGAGTACGCCCCGACCCCACCTTTTTCGAGCTTCTCGATTTCGTTGAGCGTTTCTTCGAGCCATTCGGCAAGCTTGCGTTTAATAAGAGCTGCTTTCTTACGTCTTCGCTCAATGTCAATCCTCTTTCTTAAACCACCGTGGGATATATACCTGCCAGTTTGCTTAGTCAGCCAAATAGCAACATCACGGTAACTATACTGCTTTAAATGCCTTTTTGCAAGCTCTAATGCCTCTAGTTCATCAGGGATTGGTTCTAAAAGTTTGTCGTTGTCTGGGTGTACTCTGTAACCAAAAGGAACCTGCTTTGATAATCTTACTACTACGTGCCACTCTTTCTCTTGACCCTTGTGAGGTTTAGGTAGTGTCCAGTAGCCTAAAGGTTCCTTCTTTATGTCAATCTTCATATAGTATTATTCGTTAACACCTTCCTTAGGTGGTAGGTAGAAAACGCCTCCGCTAGATGTCACGTCTACTTTCTCTACTTTACCAAGTCCTGCTCTATCAAGCAAGTCTTTTGCTGCTGCCATCTTGTCACGGATACCAAGCTCAGTAGGATCGTTCAGTGCCCCAGCCAATGCCATCACAGCTTTAGGTGCACTACGAGCAAAGTAACTGCGTGTAGCGTCAGCAATCTCATCCTTAAGATTCTCTACAATAGTCCTAGTAGGTGTCTTGTCGCTATAACCAGCAAGTTTCTTGGCTAGCACAACATCACCCTTGGCCTCATCAAAGAGAACCTCTAGGAACTTCTGCTGGTTTTCTGTTAGTTGTTTTGCCATAACGGTTGCCTTATAGTGGTTTATCTACGAGTGAATCATATGCTTTCCATATGTCTTCGATCTCTTGGTCATACGTATCTAGCTTGTTACCAATGCTATCTGTGATAGTAGTACTCTTCTCTACCTTAGTACGCAGATCAAGTAAAGTCTTCTGTTGTTCCAGAATAGTCTGCATCTGAGTGCTGATCTGAGATAGTCTAGTATTCAAACCACGCACATCATTGTCTTGCACTGCTTGCTCTAGAGCTTGGATGCGAGAACTAAGCGCTACAGATGTCTGATCAAAACTCTCAGACTTTTCTACTACAGTACCGATGCCTTCCTCTACAGCGTAGAATCTTTGTACGGTATCATAGCCGTAGTAGATAGCACCACTGAGACCTGAAAGGATGGGCAGGGCAGCAGCAATGTACCACCCCTTAAATGTAAACCCGCCAATCTTAAGCTCTGTATCTTCCATAATGTACTACCTTACATCTCAGAAGAAGCAGCGCCATACTGAAGGATATACTGGCTAGCAGCAAAGATCTCTTCAGCAGTCTTCATGTCACCCGACAGGTAACCTTTCCAGCCAGTACCCTGACCAAGGTCATCCCATACAATGATGAACTCGTCTACGCTCTGTGTATACGTAAATGCAGAGTAAGCACCAATCATAATGTTATTATTCATGGCGTAAGTATCAATGCTGGCAGTAAGCGTCTCATTGTTAGCTGCAGCCAAGAATGCACCAGCCTGCTGAGCATAAGTCTCTACAGCATCCAGAGCATCGTTATACGCAGTAACTTCATCAGCAGAGATGCTATACTCATCAGTAGCCAACATATCCTGCAATGCTACCTGTTCTGGGCGTGTGTCAGCCTCAGATGCAATATCAGCTACAGATGTAGCAGTAAGCAGAACGTTAGTAGCATCAGATAGCGTATCTACAGCGATAGACAGGCTGTTCATAGCAGCAGCATGCTCTTGAATAAACAACTGGTTAGCTGTAGTAGCAGTAGCATAATCGTATGCTAACACGTCAGCTAGCGCAGTATTGTAAGCAGTAAGCATTGCTTCCGTTACTTTAGCACCATCTAGCGAACCATCTACAATAACACCACCTACTTCAGCGTATCCTACAGCACCCATGCTAAGGTTGATAGACAACTGAAGCTTGTCATCAATGACTGTGATAGTGTTAATTAGCTCCTGGATCCGTTGCTCCCCTACGGTTTGAGCGTGTAGTCCTGAAGCGCTCGCTAAGAGAACGAGTGTCCCTGCCAGCATTCGTAGTTTCTGCATTACGCTCATCTGCTAAATCCTCTCCTATTCGCAATAAGCTATCCCAAAACTTCTTCTCTTTACTATACCCAACAATGTAAACATCAGGGTTCTGACGGTATCTCTCTATTGCGTCAGCACCCATTAAAAGTTTACCTGTCGTAACATCCATGATAGGGCACGGTGTCGAAGCTAACATCATAGCCTTAAACACCTCCGCAGAGCCACACAGAACGCTGATAGCACTAACCTGTAACCCTAACCCACCAAACTGCTGGGGAAGCCCTAGAAGCCTTGCATTCTTGCGTAGGTTACATTCAGCATCCTGTTGCATTGCTCCACGTGAAACACCTATGACGCTAAGCTGAATACCTGCACTCTTAGGCATCAAGCATGAGTCATTACCACCACCACCCATAACAGTAGGTGCAACCGAGGACATGACTGGTGCTGCTTGACCTGCACCCGTAGCATTGTAGTTATTGTTGACTGTTTCAGTATTGTTATTACTGTCTACAGTAGAATCAGTGTAGCTGTTGCTAAAGTCACCAGTAACATCATTACTGTTTACAGGACTCACCCATAACATCAATAAGCTCAGGGTCCATGCACATAAGCTTAAGTGCAGCCTCTTCTTGTCCAATCTGTGATAGAGTTTGTGCATTTAGATTCCGCTGACATTTAGCATCATGCTCAGCACAAGAAGAAGGCAACACTATGTTAGTCGTGCTACACCCTGCTACTGCAATACTACAAACAAACCCTAGAACGAATCTCACCACGAGTAATACCTAAGTCCCTTAACTGTTTGTCTGTCATATTCTGCAGCGCATAGATAGCTGCTTTTCTTTCTTGATACCGAATTAGTTTGACCCACATACGTGCTAGAAATCTTTTCATCTTATTGTATCCCTATGTTAGTACTACCTTATGGCAGCAGAACATAGTTATACATAAATCGTGGGTCAGTAGTATTTACTTTTTTGCAATCCCGTTATTACCCTACAGGGACAAACGTCTCTGTAACAGTACACATGTAATCTAGTTGAGGTGATACGTTACCTGTAGCAACACAGCGTAGCTGATCACCAGGTTC